GAGGCGCTGCTGGCGGGCCAGGGGCAGGTCCACGCGCAGGGCGTTGCCCGACCAGCGCCAGCAGTTGCGGAAGCGGCGCCCCGGCAGGACGCTGACCTGGACGCTAGGCAGCCGCACGGCCCCGGCCAACTCCGGGTCCACGTTCTGGGCCCGCAGGGCGACGCCGTCCAGGTACATCTCCAGGGGCTCGCCCTCCAGGGGCGGCTGGCCGGGGCAGGTGACGGAGATGCTGCCGTCGGGCCGCTGCCAGAGGACGCGCCAGGGGGTCGCGCTCATGCCTGATCTCCGAAGGCGGCGATGCTCATGTGGTCGGTGTCGTCGGTGCCCTGGGTCGAGGAGATCAGCGTGACGACCCGGACGCTGCCGGCCGCCGGCGCCGCGGCGTTGGTCTGCAACTCGATGAACAGGTTCTGGGTGTTGGCCGTGTTGACGCCGCAGATGCCGGCGACGGCGTAGCTGGCCGTGGAGAAGTCGGTCGTCCAGTTGACCGTGAACTGGCCGGTGCCGTGGTCGGTGACGGAATCGACGTTGTAGGAGGCCAGCAGCGTGCCCGAGGAGTTCCACTTGGCCCAGCCCTTGGCGACGCCAGGGTGGTACTGCGTCCGCCCCGGGGTGACGTTGACGGTCGTGCTGGTCGCCGCCTCCATCTCGGCCTGGGTCGCGGCCGTGCCGCCGGCCGCCGCCTGGTAGCTGGGGTCGGCCCCGGCGCCGTTGGAGGTCAGGACGTGGGTCGAGGTGCCCGGCGCCAGGATCGCCCAGCCCGAGGCGCCGCGGTAGAGGATGGAGCCGCGGGTCGTGCCCACGAAGTCCAGGACGGCCGAGGCGGTCAATTCCTCGGGGTCGCCCGTGCCCGCCGTGTCGCGGCCGATGACGCGGTCGGTGGCGATGTTCTGCATCTTGGCGAACGTGACCGCGTCGTTGGCGATGGTCAGGGCCGTGCCGCCGGCCGCCTTGGTGACGTCGCCCGTGAACGCCGACACCTGGATGCCCGCCGACCCGGTGAACTCGATGCCGCCGCCGACCGCGATTTCCTCGACATCGCCCGAGCCCGCCGTGTCCCGGCCCAGGAGGCGGTCGCTGGTGATGTTCTGGATTTTGGCGAACGTCACGGCGTCGTTGGCGATGTAATCCGTGGCGATGGCCGTGGCGTTCCAGGTGCCCGTCGTGACCGTGCCCAGCGTCACGATGGAGTTCTGGCCCTGGTAGGTGCTGGCGATGGCGATGGTGGGGTTGCCCGAGACGCCGTTGCCGTTGGTGACGGTGATCTGGTCGGCCGTGCCGGTGATCGTTCGGCCGGTGAAGGTGTCGGCCGCGGTCTGGGTCAAGAGGCCGTTGGTGTTGTAGGCGGCCAGGGCGGCGAGCGTGTCGTCGTAAGCCTGGACGTTGACGCCGATCACCAGGCCCAGGGTTGTGCGGGCGGCGCTCGCGTTGGCGTCGTCCAGCAGCGTCCGGGCGAAAGAGGTGCAGGTAACCTCCTCGCCGGCGCCGGCGCCGGCCGTCGTGCGGCCGAAGAGGACGTCGGTGGCCGAGGCCGACAGGTAGCCGGCGGTGATGGTGTTGGGGATCAGGTCGGCGGTGATCAAGGGCGTGGCGTCGTCGTAGGTGAAGTTGACGCGGGCCGAATCCACCAGGATCGTGCCGACGGCGTCCTGGGCCTGCTCGTCGGAGTAGCCGCCCGGCGCCGAGAGCGTCGAGCCGGACAGGGTCAGGCCGACGCCCACCTCCAGCCAGGCCAGCGCCCCCGAGGAGCGCTGCCAGAACAGGATGCGGTCGGCGCCGGGGTCGCCCACGCCCAGGCCGCCCACCTCGGCCCAGGCCGCGGCGCCCGGGGTGGCGTCGAGGCAGACGTAGGCCGTGCGCGGGCTGGTGGAGGTGTCCACCCAGGCGCAGCCCGCCACGGCCCCCTGCGCCTGGTCGTCGTGTTCCGTCGGGGCCCGCGCCTCTTCAAACGCACCCCCCAGGGTCATGAACTCGGCCTGCCCCACCTGGCGGACGTAGCCGTCGCGGAGCAGGCTGTTGAGCAGGGCCGACACCTTCTCCGTGAAGCCGGACAGCCGCCGGTCCTCGGCCTGGGGCGCCCGCGGCACCAGGTAGCGGGCCGGCGACGGCCGGGCCTGCGAGGCGCGGGCCGAGCCCGCCAGGTGGACGAGGTCCGTCCAGGGGGCGCCGGGGATCGGGGGCCAGTCCGCGTACATCAGTTGAGCCCCAGGAGCATGATTTCCTTGCACACGATGGCGTTGCTGGCCGAGGACGCCGAGCAGGCGGCGGTCAGGTTGAAGTACTGGGCCAGGCCGCCGTCGACGGTGGCCGTCCAGGTGGCCGTGTCCGGGGTCGAGGGCTGCACGGGGTACTGGAACGGGCTGGCCAGGCCGCCGGGGCAGGTGAGCCAGCCGGCGCCGGCCAGGGTGCAGTTGTTGGTGCCGATGCCGGGCGTGCGGCAGACCAGGAGCAGGTCCAGCTCCCACTGCTTGTTGGAGATCCCCGACTGGCAGGTCAGGGCGGCGGTGACGCCGACGACGGTGCCGGCCAGGTAGCTGCTGCCGGCGGTGGTGCCCAGCCGCACCGTGAACAGGTAGGTGGGCGTGCCGGTGCAGGACAGCAGGCCCTTGGCCACCAGCCGCACCGCCTTGCCGCGGCCGTGGTTCTGCGGGTCGAAGTAGAACGCCTCCAGGAGCGGCTGGAGGTTGGTGCCGCCCAGGAGGGACGCCTCCGAGGTGAACGACGACAGCGTGGTGTGGTCGGCGACGTTGGTGAACAGGACGCGGGGCCAGGAGACGACCATGGCGGGGCTCCTCAGTAGCGGAACTGCGGGGGCAGGGTGACGACCGAGCCGTAGTTGGGGGTGCCCATGGGGACGCCCATGGCGCCGCCGTGGTAGCCGGGGTTGCCCGAGGGCGCCATCACCGGCCCGACGCCGAGGATGCCGCCGGTCTTGGGCTTGGGGGGCGGCGGGGGCGCGTAGACGACCGGCTTGACGGCGTAGCCGCCCACGCTTCCCCCTCCCCCGCCGCCGAGCCGCACGCCGCCCCCGCCGCCCCCGCCGAAGCCGTGGGCCGCGGCCTGGTAGTAGGGGTCGTACTGCTGCGAGGACGAGCGCGACGAGCCGCCGGTGAGCGAGCCGGCGGTGTTCGAGAAGGGCTGGTTCATCTGGCCCATGCCGTACTGCGTCAGCCCGGTCTGCATGCCCAGGCCCTGCATCTCGGCGCCGGCGCGGGCCAGGCCGATCTGGGCCTGGTAGGCGGCCGCCTGCCGGGCCAGGTCGGCGCCCAGCTGGCCGTAGGCCGACTGGGTGTTGGCCGCCACCTGGTTCTGGGCCTGGGCCGCCGCGGTGGTGTTGCCCAGCCCGGCGCTGGTCAGTTGCTGCGTGGCGGCGCCGGACTGGTAGACGCCCTGCTTGCGGATGGCCTCGGCCGCCGGCGCGGCCACGCCCCAGTTGCCGTCTTTCCCGAGCACCTGGCCCATGCCCAGGGTGCTCATGACGTCGCCGGACAGCGAGCCGTACAGGCCGCTGACCTGGGGCAGCCGGCCGGAGAGGTGGGCCTGGCCCTGCTGGTAGGCCCCCAGCATGCGCTGGTAGTTGGACTGGTTGAGCCCCAGCAACTGGTTGTAGACGTTGACCATGCCGGGGACCATCTGCGTGTCCGACTGGGACACGCTCTGGCCCGGCGCGGCGCCGCCCCGGGCGGACGCCCCCTGGGCCTGGCGGGCGGCCAGGGAGCCCAGGGCGTTCTGGAGGTTCAGCTGGTTCTGCATCTCCCGCGCGGCGGCGGTGTACGGGTGGAACGGGTCGGCGAACATCTACCACCCCCTGCGGCGGACGGACCCCTTGCCGGCCACCGCCACGCGGATGGCCTCCAGGGTCCAGCGGTTCGTGGAAGTCAGCTTGACGTAGACGGCGTGGCCGGAGCGGCGGACGCGGCTGGTCAGGTTGCGGCCGCCGTTGGCCGCGGTGTACGACCAGGTGCCGGAGATCACCGGCTCGGAGGCCAGGGCCTGCTCCGGCGTGGCCCCGACGTAGACCTCGTAGTCCACGGCGCCGGAGTCGGCGCCCAGCACCCCCTGGACGTGCTTGAGCAGCAGGTCGTCGAGGTTGGCCGTCAGCAGCGGGCCGATGGTCACCGACGACGTGAACTTGCGGCCGTCGTCCGTGGCGGCGTCGGGGTCCACGGCCCGGACGTAGCCGTCCCAGGAGCCGATGAGCGTGACCCGGTCGGACGCCTCGTTGCCGTCGAAGACGCAGCCGCACAGCGGGTCGAAGTCGGCGTGGCCGAGGCGGTCGGGCCACCAGGCCCCCGTCCGCTCCTCCCAGAAGAAGTGCCGGGCCGGCTCGTCGGCGGCCCCGGCCGTGGCCGTGACGAAGACGTGCATCCCCTGGTAGCGCTCCGACCAGAACATGCGGATGGTGTTGAGCCCGGTGTCCACCTCGGCCAGCAGGTTGTCCACCGGCTGGCTGATGCGCTCGGGCAGTTGGCCCGGCCGGATGCGGTAGACGCCGGTGCGGTTGGAGAAGAAGTAGAGGGTGCCGTCGGGGCCCTTGCACCAGGGCGAGCCCCAGGCCATGCCGGTGATGTCGGAGACGAGGCTGATCTGGCCGCCAGCCATGGGGTCGCCGGAGAACTGGTAGACGGTGTGGTCGCCGCCCACGACCAGCACGTCGTCGGAGTAGGGGATGAGCGCCGTCACCACGTCGCCGATCAGGCCCAGCGGGCTGTTGTTGCCCGAGACGGCCTGGGCGGGGCTGGGGTCGGTCGGGAAGTAGAGCCAGTCGCGCGGGTCGGACACCTTGGACATGAACCAGTTGTGCGGGTCGGTCGTGATCCCCGAGAGCACGGTGCGGCCGCGCCAGGTGCAGACCAGCCGCGGCGTGTTGGCCCCGTGGATCGGCAGGCTGCCCTGGGAGGCGGTCCAGTTCTCGACGCGGTTGGTCGCGGGGTCGTAGTAGCGGTAGTTGGTGCCGTCGGCGAAGTAGAGCTTGCCGCCGTTGGCCGCCGAGCGGACCACGCCGGTGGCGGCCAGGGGCGTGGCCGCCCCGGTGCCGTTGACGGCCGCCGTCCAGGACGTGGCCCCGGGGCTGGTGACGAAGACCTGGCCGGCGGACACGGCCACCAGGTTGACGACACGGCCGCTGCTGTTGGTCTGCACGCCCGCCCCCGGGTCGCTGTAGCCGACGCCGACGAAGGCGGACAGTTCCTGGACGGGGTTGGCGCCGTTGACCCGGGCGTCCAGGTAGCGGGACAGGCCCGGCCGGGAGCCGCCCCGGCCGCGGTCGGTGCCCGGCTCGAACAGCCGCACGTTGAGCGCGTCGGCGCAGGTGCCGCGCGGCTGCCGCCAGAAGCCGGTGGACACGTCGAGGCCGTGCGCCGGGAAGGCGAGGTCGGCGTGCTGCTCGTCGAGGGTCTTGCGGCGGGGCATGTCAGGCGGCCAGGGTTGAGAGCCAGGAGTCGTCGCCGAAGAACAGGTTCGTGAAGAAGTCGTCGTTGAGGGTGCCGATGATGTCCTCCCGGCCGCCGCCCAGCAGGTCGGTGGCGCCGGGCCAGATGTCGCCGTCGCCGCCCAGGATCAGCCAGCCCTTGCCGACGCGCTCGATCCCCATGACCGTCCAGTTGTCGGGCTCCTGGGAGTCGTGGCCCTTGTAACTGGCGGGGTGGAAGGGCTGGGGCGTGGGCGGGAAGGCCGACCGGTACAGGGCCCGGCCGCCCGTGCCCAGGCGGACGTTGCAGGACTCCATGCCGACCAGGGTGTTCTGGAGCGGGTTGGCCTGGCCCGCCCACACGGCATGCGCCATGTTGTCCGCCGAGTAGGCGGGCCAGGGGAAGGTGTAGCTGTAGGTGCCGTTGTTCGTGTGGTAGTAGCCCTCGCCCATCTGCATGGTGCCGCCCAGTTCGGCCACGAAGGCGGTGATGGTCTGGGGGTCTTCCAGGAGCGACAGGCCCGGGGCGAAGAAGGACGAGTTGGACTCGCCGGTGATGAACAGCCGGCCGCCGGCCGCCAGCCAGGTCTTGAGGCGGCCGTTGAAGTCGGCGTTGGTGTAGAGCAGGTTGGGCGCGCCGACGTGGCCGGGCGGGTAGCCGGAGAACAGGATGATGACCGCGAACTGGTCGAGGTCGTCGAACGGGCTGAAGTCGAGCGTGCTGCCGTAGTCGGAGGGGGCCAGCACGAAGCCGTAGCCGTGCTGGTGGGCCAGGTCTTCGAGGTGGTCGTGGCTGTACTCGACGCCCGTGCTCGGGTCGTCGTAGTAGAAGCCCATGCCGAACTCGTCGATCAGGCCCACGTTGGGCCCGAGGTTGGGCACCGGGTTCGTCCAGCCGGCCGGGGCCTGGGCGGGCGTCAGGGGCGTCTGGCGGTTGGGCTGCACGCCCTCGACGGGCAGGCTGCGCTTCAGCGGCAGGGCCCGGAAGTCCACCGCCGTGACCGTGTTCAAGTCCTGGACGGGGTTGGCGCCGTTGACCCGGGCGTCCAGGTAGCGGGACAGGCCCGGCCGGGAGCCGCCCCGGCGGCGGCCGGCGGGGGTGAGGGCGCGGACGTTCTGGGCGTCGGCGCAGGTGCCGGGCGGCTGGCGGTGGTGCGGGCCGCTCCGGTCCAGGCCGCCGTCGGGGAAGTCCAGGGGGAGCAGGTCGTCGGTCACGGCGCCTCGGGAATAAAAAAAACGGGGGCGGCCCTGGCGGGCGCCGCCCCCGTGGTGCCCGTCCCCGGTGGGCGGATGGCGGCCAGCCCCCGGTTGAAGCTTCGGCCGCCGGCCCGGGCACTACGCTGTGCCCGCGCGGGGCGGGTGTTCTCAGGTCCGCAGGCTGCGGCGGATGATCTGGGCCTGCTGGTGCTCGGCGGCGGCCCGCTGCATCTGCTGCATCTGCTGGAGCCGGCGCTGGTCGTCCACGGCGCGGCCGGCGATGTCGATGACCGCCTTCACGAAGTCGAAGTTCTTGAAGAAGGCGGTGTCGGCGTGGACGGCGGCCACCTTGTTGGCGTCGTCCCAGGTGATCGTGATGGCCGGCAGGGGGCGGCCGTTGGTTTCGCTCATGGTGTTCAGCCCACGCGGACGAGGTCGAAGGTGGTGGCGGCGGTCTTGATCAGCAGGAACGTGCCGCCGGTCTGGGTCACGGCGCCGGAGCCCACCAGCGTCACGTCGGTGCCGCCGGAGATCGTGCTGGTGTTGCTGGCGTGGTTGCTGGCGACGAAAATCTGCACCGCGTCGCCGACCCGCATCTCCGGCTGGTCGCCGGCGATCTGGGTGCCGGTGCGGGTCGTCATGGTGACGTTGCCGCCCGAGGCGTCCTGGTAGAGCACCCGGCCGCGCAGCTGGGCGGCCGAGACGGTGCCGGCGTTGGCGATGGTCGAGCGGGTCATGGGCGTGGGCTTGGCCATGGCCCCGCGCGTGGCCGTGTACCACTGGGTCGCCGAGGTCGGCACGAACACGGCCCACTCGCCGCCCTCCAGCGTGAAGACGCCGGTGCCGGCCGTCAGGCCGTTGATGGCGTCGTTGCCGCCGTTGACCGGGTAGACGAGCAGCCGCCGGGCGGCGTCGTTGACCAGGAAGATGGGCCCCTCGGTCGTGGCCGCGGCCGGCAGGGCGACGCCCTTGGCGTCGTCGGCGCCGGTGACGACCACCACCTGGGTGGCGACGGCCGCGGCGTCGGACTGGCCGGTGCCGGCCGCCGCCAGGGCCGCCCGGTCCAGGGCG